AGAAAAGATACAGGGTGATATAATATCCGCAATAACAACTTGGTTGCCATATTTGAACATTACTCGTTTAGATGTAAATTTTAATATGGGAGACGACGGTAGAGTAGATGATCCATATCATGCTATCGGAATCTTCCTTGAACTCAAAATCACGGGAACGAACATATATTTACCCATTCAGATATTTATATCTGATACGGGTAATTTACGGATTCAAGAGGCACAAAACTAATGGCGGATTTAGTCAAAAAAGATATTAGGTATCTCTCACGAGATTTTCCTTCCCTAAAGCAAAACCTCATAGATTTTGCCAAGAATTATTTTCCAGATACCTACCAAGATTTCAATGAGTCATCTCCTGGTATGATGTTTCTTGAGATGGCGGCATACGTTGGTGATGTATTGTCTTATTACACAGACACTGCATTACAAGAATCGTTGATACTCCAAGCATCGGAGCGTCAAAATATTTTAGACATTGCACAATCTCTTGGTTATAAACCAAAAACAAATATAGCTTCGAATGTAAAGTTGGATGTATTCCAAATTGTTCCATCGATTGGTGGTGGTGTAAACAATAAACCCGATTTTTCATATGCGTTTGCAATAGAACCTGGAATGGTTGTTGCATCGGATAACAGAAACATATCTACGGAATTTAGAACAACAGATTACCTTGATTTTAAGTTTAGTAGTTCGTTCGATCCAACAGAAGTAACTATTTTTGAAGTTGATGATATAACAGACGAGCCTACATTTTACCTTCTTAAAAAGTCTGTCAATGCTGTGTCTGGTGTAATTAAGACCAAGACATATACATTTGGTGAACCAAAACCGTATGATAAAATTGAATTGGAAGAATCAACATTAATAGATATATTGTACGCAATTGATTCAGATGGAAACAAATGGTATCATGTTCCATTTTTGGCACAAGATACTATATTTGAACCAACACCAAATATTGCTAGAAACGATAGACAGTTATCAACATATAGAGAAGAAACACCATATCTCTTAAAGTTGAGAAAGGTATCGAGGAGATTCTCATCAAGACAACTTGATAATGGTAAGACAGAAATACAGTTTGGTGCCGGTGTATCTGATTTAGATGACGAATTGCTAATACCGAATCCAGATTTAATTGGTTCATCATTGGTTGGTATGGAATCGATTGCGTCCGTTGATATTGACCCATCGAATTTTCTGTATACAAAAACATATGGACTTGCCCCAAATAATACCGAACTTACTTTATATTACACAGTTGGTGGCGGTATAAAAGATAACGTACCGAGTGAAACAATAACACGATTAAAATCAAGAAGTATTTTACTTGATGAGACAGGGTTAAATCAAAATCTGTATCGTCAGGCGATCGGTAGTTTAGCCGTAACAAACCCAGAACCAGCAGTTGGTGCAAAACAAAGTGAAACAGTCGATGAAATTCGTCAAAATGCACTTGCTTATTTTGCCTCACAAAATCGTGCGGTAACAAAAGAAGATTACATTATTCGTGCTTATAGTTTGCCACAAAAATATGGTTCAATTGCAAAGGCATACATAACAAAAGACGATCAATTAACAGCAGAATCAATATACAATAGTGATCGTGTTGTCAATCCACTTGCACTCAACTTTTATGTTCTTGGTTATGATTCAAACGGTAATCTTACAAGAATAAATGATGCAACAAAAGAAAACTTAAAATTGTATCTTGGTCACCACAGAATGTTGACGGATGCGATTAACATTAAAGATGCTTATATTATCAATCTTGGTATAGAGTTTGACATTATCACGATGCCAGACCAAAACGGTAATCAAGTTATACTTCGTTGTATCGATAGACTGAAAAAATATTTTGATATAAAGAAATGGCAGGTAAACCAACCTATTGTAATCAGCAATATTTACACCGAACTTGACAAAGTAGAGGGTGTACAAACTGTTGTTGATGTTAGATTGGTTAATCTATATGACCCAACATTAGGTTATTCTGGAAATGCATACAATATTCAATTAGCAACAAGAGATGGAATACTTTTTCCATCACTTGACCCATCGATTTTTGAAATCAAATATCCTAATAATGACATCATTGGTAGAGTGAGGGCATTCGGATGATATACACACTTTATGCACAAAAAGATGCAACAATTTATGAAAAATCCGAGACAAAAAATACTGGATTGGATTCTGTTCTTGAATTGACTCATGAATACGATGGTAGCTCAAAATATAATAGTCGTGTATTGTTAAAGTTTGACACCGCACCACTTCAAGAAAAAATAAACTCTGGAAAAATACCACTTGCTACCGCAAAATATTATCTTGCACTTCGTTCAACAGAAGTTAGAGAAATACCACAAGAATACACCGTTTATGCTTACCCATTAAGTTCTTCATGGACAAATGGAACAGGTCGTTATTATAACACACCCATAACAACCGACGGGGTCTCATGGAAGTACAGAACCTCAAAATCAGTAGGGACAGAATGGGAGATTCCACCAGCAATTATAGATTATGAATGGGATAGTATATCACAGACATGGGTTGACGCAAATATACTTTTTGGTGTAAACTTGACAGCTAATGTGACTTCGTCTTATTTTACAACAGAGGGTGGTGGTACATGGTGGAACTTTGATAATCTTGAATGTACACAATCATTTACATATGAGTCTTCCGATATTTACATGGATGTTACTCAAATTGTAAAAAAATGGGTAACTGGTTCTGGTAGATTTAATAACGACGGTATGATTCTAAAATTTAGTAATGATATAGAATCCTCAACAGAAACATATAGTAGTTTGAAGTTTTTTGGGACAGATAGTAATACAATATATGTTCCAAGACTTCATATTGTTTGGGACGATTCATCATTTACAACAGGAAGTTTGACACAGATATCTGATGAAAACCTTTTATTGAATGTTAAACTCAAAAAATCGTACACACAAAATGAAAAGGCAAAAATTCGTATAAATACGAACACAAGATATCCACAAAAACAATATACAACTCAATCGTATTATACTAAAAATTATTATATTCCAACATCATCTTATTACGAAATTAGAGACGCACACACGGATGAAGTAATACTTCCATTCAATACAACAGGTTCAAAAATAAGTTGTGATTCCGACGGAAACTATTTCAATCTTTGGATGGACTCATTCCAACCAGAAAGATTTTATCGTGTATTAGTAAAGACGGAAACTGACGGCGGAGACACCGTTCAGATTTTTGATAACAACTATTACTTCAAGGTTACAAGATGAGCACCCAAGTTGATTTGGTAAAGTTTCTTTTCCTTGCAGACATAGATATAAATCAAGCGGAATATATCCTTGATAATTTTCCAAATTTTACGATGAATACTTATGATGAATTTTTTGAATTCTTCAAAAGCAATGGTATAAAATTACAAAGATATAAGCAAACAACTTCTGATGAAAGATTAAATCTGCTCGAAAAGTTTAAGTCCTTTAAACAAGGATATGAGTATGAGATTGTTAAAAAGTTTATAAATGAACAGAAACAGGCATCATCGTTATTAGGAACAAGAGATGCTCAAGCCATAAAAAATGCAATAAACAGTATAGACCAATATGATTTAGATGCCTTTGATTACTATATTGTCAGAAAAATATTGACAGGAAGTGAAACCGGTGTCTTACCATCGGAGCAACTTAAAACTTTATTGGAAGAACTTATAAAAGTAAATACTGATATTTTTGCGGAAGATGTGGAGCTGGTACGTGATGAGAATGGTAGATTGATTTCTTATCAAAATATATTCAGAAATAAAGGTAGAATTAAAGTTCCTATACTTGATGAGAGATTTACAACAAAAAGATTCACATATATTGTCCAACGTGGATTTGAAAGTTTACCAGAAGCAGTTTCATCTGAAAGAAACATACTTCGTAAAATAGAAGGAATGACAACAAGTGCAGAGTTAGATTTATTCTTGTCAGACATATCCAATCTTAAAAACGAAGATGAGAACTCAGTTGCAGGATTACAGGCAAAGATAGAAAATTTAGAATCTATTATTGCTGCAAAACAAGAACTCATAGAATCAATGGTGGACTCAGAAATAGAACACGAGGCATTTATAGATTCTATTGCGATGGATAACATGATAAAAGATCAACAAATAGAAGATAAAGATGAATCAATTAAAAATCTTCAACAGACAGTCGATGAGACACTTACAAGTCTCCAAGATAATGTATCAAGTCAGATGACAACAGTAACATCAGCTATTGATGCACTTTCACAAGTTGTTGTAAATCAGGCAAACGCGGCAAATAAAGCACAGGATGACCAAATAAATGCTCTCAAAAAGGAATTAGAAGATTTGAAAAATCAATTAAAGAATACATCTAGTGGTGGAACTGGTGGTTCTGGTGGTGGTAGTGGAGTAATAGGAAACCCTGGTCCAAGTGGTCCTTCTGGACCTCTTGGTGGAAATCCAGCAAATCAAGGAGGTCCGTCAATAGGTAGATAAAATGGAAAATTTTGAATATAAAAATATTGACGAAATATTAGAAACTAATCTTCCGATTAGAGGTATACGTGTTACTTTAGACGATAATAATCTTTTAGAAAAGAAACCCGTAGTCCCATCTGTTGACCCACCACCTACTCCAACTGACCCATACGAGTTTCACACATTTTTACCGAATGGTGCGTATGTATCATCACTATACAATATAGAGTCTTGGAAAGTAGACGGCACGGCAGTATCTCTTGATGTCCATAGAGATATGAGAGCTACTCGTAATTTGCCAGGTGTTTACAAGGTTGTATATAATTTTTTGAAGAATTGGATTGGTGGTTATAATAGTCCTGTAAAACTTTTTATATCTGATATATCAACTGATAGAACAGAATTAAAACTTTCACTCGTAAACCCAGATTCACAAGATGGTATCGAACAAATAAAGAACTTTGTTTTATCTTATTTAAGACCGACTCCATCCTTCCCAACGATGGTTCTTAATTTTGGTGAAAATAAAATTGTTTCCATAATAAATGTTTCACCAAATGTAAACTTCAATGGAAGTATCAACAGTTTCTTTGTAAAATTATACGAACCACTACCGACTGATTTAGATATCTTCTTCCAGTGCTGGGTCGCCGAAGAATTGATGAAACCGTACATTGATACGGTAAATTACATAGTAGAAGAAATACCAATAGAACCTAATAGATTAAAAGGACCAAACTTTGAAGTCGATAGAGATTATTGGATTTCGACGGAAACTGATTACAAATCTTGGAATGAGATTTTATCTACAAACGTTCAAACTTCACAAGAAATTTTAGACAGATATATCTCATCAAGTAATATACCCGTTCAACTAAATGTAGATTTTAGAGAGTTTGAAAACTTTGTATTTTATTCATCGGCGGAAGATAGATTAGACAACTTTGTCTACAAGATGGAATTAATCGAGCGGTACAATAACGAACTAGTATTGTTAGACACATACACAGGTTCAGTTGCATCAAACAAAGTAAAGATACGTGGACTACGTGATAAAACAATTAGTGGATTTGATGTATTTGAAAAGTGGTTATACTACGAAACTACCGCTAGTAATTACTATACATATCAATCGTCATCAACGATAACTCCATATCCAAAGTATGAAGTAACAGGTTCGGATTATAATATAGCAACAAAAGAAGGTAAGTATAAGTTTTATACATCTGGGTCATCACAGGCACAGGATTGGTATGATAATTTAATAGTAAGTGCGAGTAATTATGACTTAAAAAATTACAATGCACTAAATAAAGCTATACCGGAATATTTGAGAGAAGAATCTGATAATGATCAGTTCACAACATTTGTGAATATGATTGGTCAACATTTCGACGTAATGTATTTGTATACGGATCATATTCTTAAAAAGAATCTTCGTGAAGAAAATCCAAAATCTGGTATGTCTCAAGATCTTATTTTTGATGCAACACGAAATCTTGGATGGACACTTTCACACGGAACACAAACAAAAGATCTTTGGGAATATGCTCTCGGTGTTAGTGGAAGTGGCGACCCAGTTTGGACAGGTAAAACAACAACAAACAAGTACCTTGCTAAAACAGAAGAAGAAAGAACAAAAGAAGTTTGGAGACGTATTCTCAACAATCTTCCATACATCTATAAATCAAAAGGAACATCTCGTGGTGTAAAAGCACTTCTTGCTGCTTATGGTATACCGCAAACACTTTTGACAATTCGTGAATATGGTGGACCGGATAATGCTGACTTGGGTGTTATACCAAGAGCAGAATGGGAAAAACACACATACTACTTGAATTTCTCTGGCAGTTATCCAGTACCAACACACCAACACCATATACGGGTGCCTTGGGAAAAAGTAAATAATACAAGTGGAAACTGGCAATATCCAGATACTCTGACTTTCCGTTGGAAGATGGAGCCAAAT